TTACGCTTGATGAAGATTTCAAACGTATGGAAGGACTTCAATGAGATCTAAAAAAGCTATAGATAAGAAAGATGAAATCAGACAGGCAGCAGAAAATGATCTTTATTTCTTTGCATGCCTTGTTAATCCCCAACGCGTTTATGGGGATGTACATAGAGAAGTATTTAGATGGTTAATGAAAACTGATCATCCAAATCAATTAGTTCTTCTTCCTCGTGCTCATATGAAAAGCCATTGTATTGCTGTTTGGGTTGCTTGGTGGATTACTAAACATCCTGAAACTACAATATTGTATATATCAGCTACCTCTGAACTTGCAGAATTACAACTTTATGATATAAAGAATATTCTTACAAGTATTACATATAGACGATATTGGCCTGAGATGATTAATGCCGAAGAGGGTAAACGAGAAAAATGGACTACAACTAAAATTTCTGTAGACCATCCTATACGTAAACGAGAAGGAATTAGAGATGCTACGGTAGCTACTGCTGGTCTTACTACAGTTACTACTGGTTGGCATGCTGATATAATTGTTGCTGATGACGTTGTTGTTCCTGAAAATGCTTATACAGAAGAAGGTAGAAAGAAAGTTGCTGCTGGTACAAGCCAGATGGCTTCTATTCTTAATACAGGCGGAATGATTAAAGCATGTGGCACTCGTTATCATCCTACTGATCAATATGATCTTTGGCTGAAACAGGTTACTCCAATCTTTAGTGATGATGGAGAAATACTTGATCAAGAACCTATATGGGAAATCTTTGAACGAGTAGTTGAAGTAGAGGGTGTTTTTCTATGGCCTAGATCAGTTAGAGGAGACGGAAAAGCATTTGGATTTGATAGACGTGAACTGGCTCGTATTTCTGCTATGTACACAGATAGAACACAATTCTATGCTCAGTATTACAATGATCCAAATGATCCTGAATCACATAGATTATCTCCTGATAAATTTCAATATTATGATCCTAAGTTTGTACGCAGAGAGAATGGGCGATGGTGGTTTAATGATAAACCTATGAATGTTTATGCTTCTATCGACTTCGCTTTCTCTGTTAAAACTAAAGCAGACTATACTACTTTGATTGTTGCTGGTATTGATTCAGAAGGTTTTATTTATGTTTTGGATATAGATCGTTCTAAAACAGATAAAATTGCTGTCTATTTCGATCATGTCGCTGCTCTCCATTCAAGATGGATGTTTAGAAAACTAAGAGCCGAAGTAAGTGTTGCTCAGAAAATTATTGTGGAAGATTTGAAAGAAAGAGTTCGTAAAGAAGGTATGAGTTTAGTCATTGATGAATTTCGTCCTACTCGTACAGAAGGCGCTAAAGAGGAGCGTATAGCTGCTGTCCTTGAACCTCGTTATGAATCCCATACAATTTGGCATTTTAGAGGTGGATATACTCCTGCTCTTGAAGAGGAATTGATTCTTTCTCGTCCACAACATGACGATTAATTGAGGTTGTCAATAAATCCCGTTAATTCAGGGAACACCCACATACAAATGTATTTGGACAATCCTGAGCGAAGCCTCTTATCAGAGGAACGTGCAACGACTAATTGTAGTATCAAGTGATACGAAACACGGGACATACATCAGTATGAAGAGATAGTCTACTCTGCATAGTAATATGCAGCATTAACTAATCACCGATATAAAGGAATCTTTATGAAAATTTATAAGAATATATCTGGTCACGAGTTTATCATTATTAAACATCTCGAAAATAGAAGGGTTATAGTCCAGTTCATAAAAACAAATTCTATTGTTGAAACATGGGGAAATAACTGCGCTGCTGGTAAGGTTAAAGATCCATACGAGGTTAGCAGGCTTAATAAGGGTTATTTAGGGGAATATGATAAGAAACTCCCCCACAGGAAACAAGCTTATCAACTTTGGACTAATATGGTTAAAAGATGTTATGATCCTAATGATAAACGTGGATACTATGGAGAAGGCGTTGAAATTGAAGCTCGGTGGTTGTGTTTTGCAAACTTCCTAGCGGATATTACAAATCTTGATGGATTCGCTCACTGGTTTAATAAAGAAAATTATGAGCTAGATAAAGACCTGTCAGGAAACGGAAAACTCTATAGTCGGTATACTTGTAAATTTGTGCCTGCATTTCTGAATCGTAGGTATGGAAAAGGTGGAAAGAAATTAGTTAATGGGCATTGGTTAACGACCAATGTTTAATACACGGATCAAAGATGCTTTAGCATCCTGTGTTGAAATAATGGTTGCACCTTCAAGAAGGTCAGATAGATCTTTTTGTGTTAATAGTTCTAGTAATTTAAAGTTCTCCTCCAGATTCGGTGGAGTAAGTTTTGGAGGTAGAGCATGAGTGGGACTGTTGCTGAATTGAGACAGTCTTTGTCTGGATGTATTAACGATCGTGCTAAAGAAATTGCTTTCTTGTGGGATAAATGGAATCAACAGAGATTCTCCAAGATTAATCAGTGGAGCGAACTTCGTAACTATGTATTTGCTACAGATACTAGTACCACTACGAATGCTAAACTTCCTTGGAAAAACTCGACTACTACCCCTAAGATTTGTCAGATTAGAGATAATCTTCATGCAAACTATATCTCGGCACTCTTCCCAAATAGTAATTGGATGAAATGGGAAGGAGGCACATTTGAAGATGATACGAAACAGAAAGCAGATGCTATTACAGCTTATATTTATACTAAGACACAGGAATGTGGTTTTAGAGATATAATGAGTAAATTGGTATATGACTATATTGACTATGGTAATGTTTTTGCGGAAGTTGATTATGTCCGTAATGTGCATCTCGATGAAAATGGCCTTCCAATAACTATTTATGAAGGTCCAATTCCTCGTAGGATCTCTCCTCTTGATATAGTATTTAATCCTATTGCACCTAGTTTTGATGAATCTCCTAAAATTATTAGGAAGATATTGCAGAAGGGCGAGTTGATTAAACTGGCTCAGGGTGATAAAGATTGGATGGCTGCATATCAGAAACATGAACATATTCTTTCAAAGAGTGGTTCATATTCTGTTGAAGATTTTCAGAAAGCTATGGGGATATCTATTGATGGTTTTGGCAATCTCCAAGAGTATTATCAAAGTCAATATGTAGAAGTGTTAGAATTTAGAGGGGACTATCTTGATCCTGTCACTAATGAGATTAAAGATAATTACTCTATTACTGTTATAGACCGTGTTATTTTGGTTTGTGACAAACCTATTGATAACTGGTTGGGTAAAAGTTCTCTTGTTCATGTTGGTTGGCGCTATCGTCCAGATAACCTTTGGGCTATGGGGCCGCTTGATAATCTTGTAGGACTCCAATATCGTATTGATCATTTGGAGAATTTGAAAGCTGATGCTATGGATTTGGCTGTTCATCCTCCTGTAGTTGTATATGGGGATGTCGATCCATTTGATTGGGGGCCGGGTGTTCAGATTCCTATTGTAAGTGATGGGAAGATAGAAGAACTTGGTAAGAACCTTAATTCAATAATTACAGCCGATCAACAGATTGCTACTTATGAACAGAAGATGGAAGAATATGCTGGTGCTCCTAAACAGGCAATGGGTATCCGTACTCCCGGTGAAAAGACAGCATTTGAAGTTCAGCAATTGGAAAATGCTGCTGGACGTATCTTCCAAGAAAAGGTTACACAGTTTGAAGCGATGATGGTTGAACCTGTTCTTAATTTGATGCTTGAATGTGCTCGTAGGAATATTAGTGCGATAGACATTGCACGTAGTTTTGATGATGACTTTGGTGTTGATATGTTTCTTGAGATTACTAAGGAAGATATCACTGCTAGGGGTAAGTTGAGGCCTATTGGTGCACGTCATTTTGGAGAACGGGCACAACTTCTTCAGAATATTAATCAGTTGTTTAATGGTCCGTTGGGGAAAATGATCGCGCCTCATGTGAGCCCTAAAGCTCTAGCATATCTTGTTGAAGATGCTTTGAATATTCACAAGTATGAGGTTGTCAGACCTAATGCTGGCATGGTTGAGCAAGCTGAGCAAAAACAGATGGCGGGAAATCTGGATCAGCAAGTTCAGGAAGAACAAAGTGTCCCAATTTAGTATGTCTTCTAGGATTTCAGCACATATTAAAGGTACAAAAGAAAAGAAAGAGTTTCTTTCCCGTATATTTGAAAATAAAGATCTTTTCGATCGTATTATTTCTGTGTTGGAATTAGATCTACGTAAAAGTAGAAATCAACAAATAGACCGAGAAAGCTTTCGTAATCCAGAATGGGCTAACCAAGTTGCATTCGAGTTTGGTTATCAGAAAGCTATCGAGGATATTATAAATCTATTAACAATAAAGGTAAAAGATGAGTGACCCTCAGAATCTTTTCGATGATGCCCCACAGGTTCCTGTAACACCTACAGAGACTCCTGTAACCCCTCCTGCTCCTGTTGCAGATCCTTTTGAAGCG